CTATATAAAAGAAAAGTATAACTTAAAAATAGGAGATAAACAATGAAAGCAACAAAGTACATTAATTCAAAAGGTTTGCTAAAAGGTGCATTTATTTACAGAATAAAGAAAGATGGAACGAAATCCGCTCGCCCTACATTCTATCAGTTTTTTGGAGCTGAAAAAACGGCAGAGAAAGTGATAGCAAGATTGATTAAATTAAATCCAAATTCAAAATTTGAAATCGCATAATAGATTGAGATATGGCAAATGCATTATACACAAAAAACGGTCACAATATGTTTGAGGTTTCATCCCTCATCCAGAAAGCAATACGAAGGAGTAACAAGGATTACGCCTGCTATGCTGCCAATGAATTGGCACCACGATTTAGAAATTATCTGTGGAAGCGACTATTGTGTGTATCGGCAGAAGATTGTTATGATCTTATTACGAATAAGATTGTTGCATTGAAACAAGCTGATGATTCGCAGAATTGGCAGAATAAGTCTCCCTTGTTTATAGAAAAGGCTATTGGTATTTTGCTTGCTGCACGAAAGAATCGTGATGCTGACTATTTCGCCTGCAACCTGCTTAATTCAAGAGATAGAATAGAATTTCCAAAGGATGAATATGTAGGAGATAGCGCAGGATGCTACACCAAGAATGGGCATGATACATTTTGGGTAGCCGGGTTATTGGAACGTGCCATAACTGGTAAAGATGATGTTAGAGCCGGTTATTTAGCTAATGAGTTAATGGTAAGATACCGGGAGTTTTTATGGAAACGCATTGTTTCCGTAGCTAGCAATCTCAACTACCAATTTGTAACGAACGAGATTGTCGCATTAAAGAAGGCTGATGATATGCAACCTACCACTTCGCTCAAATCTTCCATTTTTGTAGCAAAGGCTGTTACCGTACTTCTAAAGGTTGTAAAGTATGGGCGTTGTAGCCTCTATGTAAATGATTTCGATTATCCTATTGTATATCTGAAAGACTACGATAATCGGCACATGGTAATACCAGACTATGTGTTCGATTGTCATACCCATAGAGGTAGGCAGTTGGGGAAGACGAAAAAGGAGTTTATCATTGCCGAACAATCCGCTTTAACCCCATATAAGGAAGGTGAATATGATAAGTGTACTTGGGACAGATATTTCTATTTGGAGAAGAACGGTTTTTACGATAAGAATAATATAACTCCGAGACCGGATGATAAGAAAATGAAAGAAATTGAGGACGGATGCGTGCAGAGGTCTTTATTTGATTGATGTTTAATTTATGTTCTAATGCGTCTTTGATGAAAATCTAAAGACGTATTGGCATGTAAAGTTATAAGATTATGGGAAAGAAGGAAAGACAGAAATTGTTCTTGAAAAATTTAAAAGAAGGGCAGGGGATTATTTCATACGCTTGTGATATGACCGGAATCAGCCGTGCCTGTTATTATAAATGGATTGATAATGACCCCAAGTTTAAAGAAATCGTTGAAGAGATAAATGAAGGTATTATCGATCGTGTTGAATCAAAGCTGTTGAATGCTATTAACGATGATGATTTGACTGCCATCATCTTTTACCTAAAAACTAAAGGCAAGAAACGTGGTTATATAGAACGTGTTGAACAGGATGTCAATGTCAATCCGTTTGAAAGTTTGATGAAAGAATTACCGGACAAAATAGAAGAGTAATGGATTTGAGCGACAAGGCTGCCTTGTATATGCAGGCGTGGAGGGACGATTGGTGCAAGTTCTGTTCCGATGTGATGAAAGCACGTTTGGATAATGAACAGCAGGATATTATACACTCTGTACAGTACAATAGGATGACTGCTGTTGCTTCCGGCACTGCTCGTGGGAAGGACTTCGTGGCTGCTTGTGCGTCTATCTGTTTTATGTATCTTACTCCTCGCTGGGAAAATGGAAAGCTTGTAAAAAACACCAAGATTGCCATGACCGCTCCAACTGGTCGTCAAGTACAAAACATTATGATACCTGAAATCTCACGATTGTTTCGCAATGCTGGAGTATTGCCCGGAAGATTATTATCATCTGGCATTAAAACAAACTATGATGAATGGTTTCTAACGGGGTTTAAGAGTTCTGACGATAATATGGAAGCATGGTCAGGATTTCATGCTGTAAACACCATGTTTGTTGTAACAGAGGCATCAGGTATCTCTGAAACCACCTTCAATGCCATTGAAGGTAACTTGCAGGGAAATTCACGTTTGCTCATCGTGTTCAACCCAAACGTAACCACCGGATATGCAGCGCGGGCCATGAAGTCCGACCGTTTTGCCAAATTCAGGTTAAGTTCCCTTAATGCGGAGAATGTCGTAAGCAAGAAAATAGTCATTCCCGGTCAAGTGGATTATGAATGGGTGAAGGATAAAGTCTCGAATTGGTGCTCGCCTATCCAACAAGAGGACTTCAACGAAGGCGAAGGTGATTTCAAATGGGAAGGTGGGCTGTATCGACCGAATGACTTATTCCGTGTCAAGGTGCTTGGCATGTTCCCTAAAGTAGCTGAAGATGTGCTTATTCCCTATGAATGGATAGAGATCGCCAATGAGAACTGGAAGCGGTTGAAGGAAGATGGTTTTACTCCGAAAAAAAGCTGCAAGCTTGGTGTTGATGTTGCCGGTATGGGACGTGACGACAGCGTACTGTGTCCTAGATACGGTAATTATGTCTCGGAGTTTGAGGTACACCAATCCGCAGGAGCGGCTGATCACATGCATGTTGCTGGGATGATTACCAAGTATCTTAACAAAAAAGGTTCAAAAGCGTTTATTGACACTATTGGTGAGGGGGCAGGGGTGTTTTCACGACTACAGGAACTTGACCACAAAAATGCATATTCTTGTAAGTTTTCAGAAAGCGCGCATGGACTGCATGATATAACAGGCGAATATACCTTTGCCAATATGCGAGCTTATTTGTTTTGGGCTGTACGCGATTGGCTTAATCCGAAGAATGGGTTTGGAGCGGCTCTTCCGCCTTGTGATAAATTAATGGAAGAAGCTACTGAAACGCATTGGGGGTTCATGAGCAACGGAAATGTTTTTATTGAGAAAAAAGAGGAGATAAAGAAACGCATCAAACGTTCTCCTGACTGGTTTGATGCGCTTGCTAATACATTTTATCCGTATGATTACTTGGTCGTAAGTGATGAAGATATTCTAAGAAATATGTTGTAATTTTGTAAAAACTGAAAATATGAAACAACAAGATTTAAACCGTATGGCAATATTCTTAGGACAAAAGTTGCCTATTCCACAGCAAGAGCATATTGCTGATACTATAAGGAAGATAGAAGTAAGGCTACAGGAAAAGAAGATAAACAAATTTGTAAATGCTTCTGTGAAAGAAGGATATACGAAAGCATTGGAGATACTCAAAAGTAACGATGTAGGATTTGATAAATATCATGAGTTGAAAACTCTCCAGTCAAAATCCATTGCTGCTATTGCTGTGGATTATCTGAAAGGAGAATGTGCGCAGGAAGTTCTTTGTAATATTCCTCTGAAATAGTTATTATTTTATTTGAAATTCAAATAAAATAATTATCTTTGCACTATAACATTCAAGTTAACGTGCCCTTTCACGTTGCCGGGTAGTACGTCATGTGTTACCCGGCTTCTTTTTAGGAGCAATTATTTACAATTAATCACCGTATGAAGGAGTACGGAACGTTTCTCTGACGTGAAGACATGATTATGAAAACGAACCAAATTATGATTCGCCCGATGGGTGATTTTAAAGTAATTCAGAGAACAAAAGATGCATTTTTCAATGCTACTGATTTACTAAAGCAGTGGAATGGATGTAGTGGGCAGCAGAAACAAATGGTGCACTATACAGATAATTCTTCGACAGAAGAGTTTATAAAAGCTTTAATATCAGAGGAAATGTTTAAAGAACGTAATTCCGTTCTTATACAATCAAGAGGAAAGAATGGTGGAACATGGATGCATCCCTTACTTTTTATCGATTTCGCAATGTGGCTCAACCCAACTTTCAAAGTAAAAGTTCTCAAATTTGTATATGA